AAGCCAAGCATATAACCATCTCTAGCATAAAGAGCGCTGGTCTCCGAGTCAAGGGCAATGTATGGTCTTGGAGCATCAATTGCGTCCTGTAAGAATTTAAGTGCTGTTTGTTTGTCTTGGATTCCATAACATTTTTCCTCATCTAATGTTTCGATTTTCAACTCACCACTAATATATTTAGTGATACTTTCTACTGCTGTTTCAAAAGATTTCTTTGCTTCAGGTCTGAACTTTATAACGGCAGGGTTCATTAATGCTAAAAACTTCTCATCAATAATTTTGCCATTATATTCTGTAACTGAACTTTTTCTTGTAAAATACTTAAACGCTTCTGCTCCCACTAATACTAACCAATCATAGTCATCTGCATTTATGTTTATATCAACATCTTTTTTCAATACTTTTTGAATCCGACTATTACTACATAAAGCAAATCTGTCGAAATCAAAGTCAAAGTATTTATTAAAGTTAGTTGCCGATGGCTTGGTTTCTACTAGTGCTATTTTCATGTTGCGTTCCTTTGTAATTCGTTATAATATTCATACATCTCTTTAGATGTCTTGTCTCGTATGATGGCTCTTATAGCCTTGCCCAGAGCTTCATCAGATGGGTGATCATCTGATAGCATTTTTAATTCGTTTATTCCAAATGATTGATATTCTTTATCTCGTATTCTCATGCGTATAATTTCTCTTTTAATCTGTTTATTTGATCTAAAACTAGATCGCCTGGGTCGCCTCCTTCTGGTAGATTTACTATTTGTACTGACATTTCTAATTGTTCTGCCACTCCTTTTATCTGTTCGGCAGCTCGTCTTCCAGCCTCATCTCCATCAAATATAATATCTACTCCGTTCACTCCTTGCAATTTTAGCAAGGATAATTTAACCCAATCCATTTGTTGTGTGCCAAAACAGCACACAGTATTCTTTAACCCCTTGTCCCAAAGATTGAGTGCATCAAATACTCCCTCAACCAATATGACTCTGTTTTGTATAGGCTTAACCTTTGCAGGACAAAATGGAAGTTTAACTCCATGCGGATAGATATAATACTTTTCTGAGCCCATACCTGTTATTAATCTACCTATCAATGCAACAGTCTTTCCAGTTATATCTCGAATGGGGAAGACGATGCGACCTTCGAACTTTGGGGCGTTCCATGTGAAAGCCTGCCAAATTCTTAAGGTTTCTTCAGATATGTTTCTGAAGCCACCGCCTGCCCATTCTATGCGGTCTTTCGGGAGAGAAATACCAACTGTTTGTGATCTTGTTGCCGCTATTTTTTCTTTAATTCTGTGTATTCTTACTTCTAAAGGACTTGCTGGAGCTCCCCAATATGTAAATAGGTTACCTTTAAAACCGCAGGAGAAACAATGCATGATACCTGTTACTTTATCTACCCTCAAACTAGGGTTCGTATCGTCATGCTCAGGATTAAGACAACTAATAAGTGCGTCCTGCCCTTTAAGCTGGTAATCTAAACCTTTCTCCGCAAGTAATTCTTCTGCTGTCATTATCCCTCTATTATATCAAATTTTGAACGCATTGTCAAGAACTATTTTCCTATCCTATAGGAAGATTGTCCTCATCTAGTTTCGCCCTTCTGCTTTCTTCTCTCATTTTTGCTAGTCTCCCAGTATGCTTCCACTCTAGCTCGTCTCCTAGTTTCTCGAAATAAGTCATTTCTGTTCCATCAGGGTCGGTTTCAAACTTGTAGTATCGTGATTTCCATACTAATTCTAACATTTGAAATGTAATTGCTACCGCTTTGTCTCTAAAGTCTACATCACCCCAGAGATACCACAATAACCAGTATTCTGCATCAAATGTGCAAACATTTACCTCCCAGTCATTAACTGTGGCTTGTCTTTTAACCATATCATTTAGAACCCTCAATCTTTGAGATCCTGCAATCGGCCACCAATTAGGCATACATAGTATTGGATTTAGCATACCATGTAATCTTAAACTTTCTTCTAGTGGTTTATTTTCTGGAACATTCGCAATATTTTCTTTTATTTTAGCTTGTTCTAAAAGCCAACCTACTTTCTTCCATTGCCAACTATGTGGTGGAAGGGGAACCATATGTGCAGTTTCTCTGCTTACTCTATCAGCCGCCACGAGTATACCACTCCTTAAAAGCCTTCGATTTCATACTCTCTAAATGTTCTTTCCACCTTTCAAATTTGTTTAAATGTCCATTCCAATGCCAGCCGTCATAAACGGTAGCTTGTTTCTTCTTAAAAGGCTTTCTCATATATCCACCACCTTCTAGTTTTACGATTTTCCATTCAACTTCTTCTGTCTCTGGGTCACCAAAGACTTTCTTTTCGTGCTGTTCTTGTTTCCAATTTTTCATTCTTCGCTCCAGCCTCTGCTCAAATGTGTCCTTTTTCACTCTTGTCATTTGTAAGTTCCTCTACTTTTTTGTTTAATGTATCTATTTCTTCTTGATACTGCGTCCACAGACTTGCATTATTACAGTTCTGTTGAAGCTGTCTTACTACATGTATTGCTACTTGTAAGTTGTTTAATTGTGTATCCAAATTCAAATAATCGAATTCTTCTTCCATTTTGCTCCTATCCTTGCGGTCATAGTCCTTCTTGGACTTATGAGCTCCGCCCTTGTTTTTGTCATGCTTTGATACCCAATTTCTCACTTCGTGTGTTTAGGTAACTTAGCTTCTATAAAAAATTCGTGTTTCCCCTTTATCGGATTATATTTTTTCATTCTAAGTTTTCTCTGTTCCGATATCATTCTTGTTGTCTTATATACTGAATAATGATAGGTATGGCTATTCCTTGACTCACTTTCTGGAATCAAATATACTATTTGCTTCTTTCCCTTAGCCACATTCGTCCTCAAACTGTTGTCGCATTTGCACTTCTTTTGTAACTTCTTCTATTATTTCTTCAACAATAGCTAATGGTTTATCCATAAGCATAGCTTGATAATCATTAGCTGCTTGAAGCTGTCCTTTTACAACTAGCAGTTTGGTTAATATTTTCATCATTTCCATTTTACTTCCTTTCAAATTTGGCGGCTCATAGGAGAATCGAACTCCTGACTCCGCCGTGACAGGGCGGTGTTATATACCACTTAACTAATGAGCCTTTATTAGTTTGGTGGAGCTGGAGAGATTCGAACTCTCAACCTTCTACGTGCAAGGCAGATGCTCTCCCATTGAGCTACAGCCCCTACATATCGTCTATTGATTCATTTTTCTTCATAGCTTCTTCTAGCTTATCCCTTTCTTCGGGATCTAGTGTGCTAGTTGGTCCAATTTTTAATGAGTCCCAATCCATCGTACTTGTAAATCCTGATGGATCTCCGTTTCTCATCTTTACACAATTAAGTTTAATTGCTGGTTCTTCTTTGCCCCAATGCTCTATTACATATGCAGCGTCTACTGCATCATATATTCCTCTAGCAAATCTCGCCTCTCCTTTAGGATTGGTTTGAAATGCACTTAAACACAAGATATTTACCTCTTGAGCCAACTGTTTCATTCCCTTAGATATTTCTATCTGCTCTGTCCAATCATATTGACCAGAGCGACCTGGAACATTGTGGCGGCGTACTTGGTTTAGATAGTCTACTATGACTAATCCTAAATCTTTGTGTTCTACTTTCTTCTGTCTCACTACTGCTATTATTTTAGCAAGAGTGAGCCCAGGATCGTAAAATACATCAATTTGGGCTCCTTCTTTTAAAGGATTTCTTTGAAGTTCATAAGTGAACTTATCAAAATCTCTTTCTTTTTTGAAGGTCTCTAAAGGTTCATCTCCATTTTCGAAACGGTTAGCCCACCAACCAGCTACTGCTTCCCATTCAAAATCGACTAAATTTCTTGCATGAAGTCGTTTCAAGGGAACTCCTGTAGCTACTGCGGCTAATCTCTGTAGAATACTACGAGAATCCATTTCTATTGTAAAATATAATACAGATCTTCCTCTATTATAGACTGAATCTGCTATATTACAACAAGTGAATGATTTACCTTTACCACTTCCGCCTCCCACAATGACCAAGTCTTTGGGAGAGAAATTATTATCCTTGTCATAATCATTGTTAAGTCCAAGGGGTAAATATTTTGCTAAATCTTCTTCTGAGTCGAATAACTCAACTGATTCCATACTCTCGTTATCAGTTGCAGTCTCTACTCTATCTTGAACATCTACTACTATTTTTTGCATGTAATCAATATTTTCTCCTGCATCTGCAATAGTAATATGTTCGTCTATATACTCCTCTATTCTTTCTAGTATCTCTGCTTGAGTAAACTGATCTTTAAGATACTCTAGTAATTTATACGCGGGCACGTCCGTATCTACGGATTCTATCGCATATATCTTTTCTTGTAGTTCACGGGATCGAATCTCAGACTTGAGATCCTCAAATGATGGTAGCTCATGGTATTTATGGACGTGTTTATCCACAACCTTCCAGAGCTTTTGGTATTCGCCTTGTGGAAGATAGTGTTGTTTAAGATCGTTCCATGTGTCAAAATCACCATGTTCAACGATTTGTTTCAGTAATGCACTTTCTATCGCCATCATCTCTCCCAAGAATCAGCAGGGTTCGTAATAATCGGAAAATTCCGATACGAACCCTACTGTACAATGAAAAGTTACTTACTGAACTCTTTCTTTTCTAGCACTTCCGTCGTAGTCAACGCAAACTAAGCCACGTCTAGTAAGCATAGTTTTGACACCTCTAACTGTTTTGCCGATTTCATCAGCAATTTCTTCTACAGTTAAGTTATCAATTTCCACACCTGCTAAAGGATCTGCTTTTCCAGAACCTTTAGTTTCTTTTTGCTTAGGTATTGCATTGATGGAACCTGCCCTTAGTAAAGATAATGCTTTTCCTCTGATAGAATTTACGCTTCTGTCTAAAGCAGCTGCGATTTCTTCAATAAATGCGTTATCATTAACCATGCCGATAAATGTAACTTCTTCATCATCTGAATAAGTTTTAACACTTTCGACCTTAGGAGCTGGTTTTACATGCTCGGTAAGTTGCATAGAAAGGATTTTTCCTTGTATAGACTTAGCAGTAAAGTGTCCACCTTCGAATGAAGATGCTATTTCTGCATAAGTGTAACCTTGACTATTGTCGGTTACAAAGTTTCTTAAAGTTGCTTCTTGTTCGTCACTAAAAGTTTTAGTGTTTGAGCTGGAAGCTAGCTCTACGTCAAATCCCATTTTTCTAAGTTTACTAGATACTGATCTAACTGAAGTTTCTAATTCTTCAGCAGCATCAGCAACAGTAGCTTGAGAAACTGGGCTTTCACTGCCAACAAAGTCTGTTAGTTGTTGGGTTCTTTCGTCTGTCCATTTTGGTAATGCCATTCTATTTTCCTCTAAATTAATGTTGTTATATTGTTTATTATAGTGACTCCTCGTTCCCGAGCAGTCTTCGTTTTGGCTGACTCAATTCCACTCTCATTTATTAGATGAGTGCAGTCTTTGGTCAGGCTAGGTTTTACGGCAAAGCCGTGTTTTTCCAGAACTTCTTGCGCCTCGGCTTTTGTGCGGAAACTCTTGAGTTTGCCACTTATACAAACAACACCAATAACATTGCGTTTTACTACTCTTTTAGATTTGAAACTAAAAGGTAGGTTGCTTATATAATGATTTGGATAGAATTCCAAATCAAGCCATTTCAATAAATTGGAAGTAGCCTTTGGTCCGATACCCGCTTCAGTACAACTTGCTTCGGTTATCTTTTCGATATGAGATATTTTTTCGCATAACTTTTGAGAAGCTGACCGACCGAAAAGCGGTATAGAGAAAGCTGGTATCAGAGTTTGTAAGTCTACTTTTGCTGACCTCTGTATTTCATCATACAGTTTAGTTGCTAACTTTTCTGAACCTAGCCTTTCCGTAATTTCCGCTACCGAGAGCTGATATAGTTCTGGATAATCAAAAAGGTCTAGTTTGGCAATAGTTGCCACTCCGAGACCTTTAATCTTGAGAGTAGAAGCAAAGTGTTTTAATTTTTTATCCCATTGTGCTGTGCAGTTTGGGTTTCTACAATATAAAAGATCGTTCACCTCCTCTACAGGACTGTCGCAATTAGGACAATGTGTCGGAATTTCTATTTGTTTCATCGTTTGCTTCTATTTCCAATTTATAGTATTATTATACTAAAAATTTGACCTCTTGTCAAGAAATATTTTTTGAATGTGACCTATTTTTGAGGTTTAATTTTTGTTTCGTCTTCATAAACATAGGTATCTGGTTGATATGTAAGCCAGATTTTGAACTCGTAATATTTTGCTTTCACTTTCTTAATTAATCGTTTTATCATAGCCATGTCTTTTTATATCTCCTAGTATAATATCTGCCATATTAATATGGGCTTCTTCTAATGGGTGGTCTTTTCTTCCTAGTGGTAGTTTTGCCTTTTTTGTTATCTCAAGAAATCCATCTTGTTTTAAAAAAGGAAGTTCTCTTAATACTTCTTTCTTACTCATCTCATACGACGACCAACCTATATTCGTATATTCACTATATTCTTCATCTAAGAGATGGAGTAGTGGAGTAAAGTGCTTTGAAGAAAAACTATAGAATAAATAAGGAATGTTTAGCGCTTCTAAAAAATACTTAGTCGCTAACATACCAGTTATTGATCTCTTTAAATTATATCTAGCACTTAAAGTTTTTACATATCCATTTAAGTATAAATAATACTTTGGATCTTTAGCATTTTCTTCTGTAAGATTTGAGTCTTGTGTAGGTAAATAGTCATTAGGTACATCTAGTTTAAAGGTTTTCCAATTAGCAGTTCTCCATCTTGTTCCTTCCATTGTTTCTAATCTATTCATTCCAGTCCACATTATAATAGCTAGGTCAGTTTTGCACTTATGTTCTAACTCCATAAGATAACCTCCTTTATTAAATGTTTCTGGTTTCTTATCCATCAGTATATAGTTTTGTGTAGTTCTTTGAATCCTCTCATTACTACCCCCCACTTTTGCATGATTATAAAAACCAGTATTTAATTTCTGTGCAATCAAAGCAGGAAAACAATTTATTTTATTGTCGTCCATTTCAAATCCTTTAACAAAACTGCAACCATTAAAATAAATCAAAATACTTTAACTCCATATTCTTTTTCAAATCTTAGGGCATCTCTTTCGGTATTTACCATAGGGTGTCCTTTAATATTTAAACTTGTATTTAATAGCATAGGACATCTAGTTTGCTCATACCATTCTTCTAGTATAGCTCTTAAAACTGACCTACAATTTTTCTTTACGACCTGAACTCTTGCGCTACCATCCACATGCGTGACTGCTTTGCAGTTGTGTTTTGCTTGTGAGACAAACTGCATGTATTCGTTTTTGTATCCGTCAAAATATTCATCTGCGAACTCCTCAAGAATTGCGGGGGCAAAGGGTCGAAACTTCTGCCTTCTTTTAATGCGATTAACTTTCCGTTTAATATTATAACGGCAATCACCAAGTAAAGACCTATTGCCCAAGGCTCGAGGTCCAAATTCTGCTTTTCCATTTGCTACTCCACATATTTTATTTTTTAATAAGTAGGCTACCACTTCTTTTGGATTTACTTTTCTACTTATATTATATCCTAAATAACAGTCTCGCCAGCTTATATCTTCGTTCATATGAGCTGCTACTGCGCCTAAACTACTTCCTGCGTCGCCTGGGTTAGGAAATATCCAAATATCATCAAATTGTTTCGCTACTTCTGTATTAGCAACACAATTTAATGCAACCCCTCCTCCATAAATTAATTTCTTTCCGTGAAGAAAGGCTCGTCCCATTAGCTTTATAAGTTCATCTTGTAAATAATACTGGGCACTTGCAGCGATATCATAAATATGATGCCCTTTAAAGTCTTGCATTAAGAATCCTCTATGCCAATTACTATCAGGAGCAAAACACCATGACATATCTACTATTGGTTCCCCATACGCTGCCATGCCCATAGTGATGAACTCATCTTCATTTGGCTTTAATCCAATACGCTTCGTTATAGCACTATAAAATAGACCTAACGACCACGGATATTCTTCATACCACTTACAAGATAATTCAACTCCATTATGAGTCCAAATGCTTGTAGTTGTTAATTCTCCTATAGCGTCTACTACTACACATACTGTATCTTCTTTATCAAAAGGAGCAGTATAGTATCCTGCTGCTGCATGAGATTGATGATGTTTAACATGAAAAGTGCTATAAGGTGTAGCTTGTGGTCTTTGTCCCGCACGTTCCCTTCTAATGTTTTTTAACCTTATATCTTCATAGAATATAGACTGGTCATGTTCCATGTCTCTAAGTTCTTTTGGAAGTTTTGGATCGTTCTTAATGCCTGTGTATCTTTCAGCATGAGCTGCGAATACAATGTTATTACTAAAAACATTGCGATCCACTATAGCAACTGCAGCGTCATGAAAGCCTTCACTAAATCCTAAATACCTCATACTTCTAGTTCCATTAAAGTTTGGTCTAATCTACCAAAGTTATATAAGTGTACTTGTTCGTGATTTAAACGACTAATAAACTTACTTGTATTAAATCCCTTCATATTAAGATATTGTATTCCTTCTAGATTTCCTACTATATGTTTAAAACTTATTAGTAATCCACATATTTTCATATACTTTAGTAAGCCTTCAGTGGAGCAGTTTGTTGGTACTCCAATGATTGTTTTACCGTGCCATGCGTTTAACATCTTAGTATTAAAACATAGTTGAGTTATACCTTTTAAGAATTTTGTATACTTAGTGGAACAAGCATGGTAGAAGGATTCTTCTTGTGGATAAACACCACAATACATATCAAAACCATATCTAGAAATTGCACTATATACTTCATCTACTCCTTGAAATGCTCTTCCTTTTTGTTCATTTCCTCCAATAACTAGAACTTTATCAATGCCCGCTTCTTTAGCTCTATCGAGTGCTATATGCAGCCCAGCTTCAGAACCTAAATTCCTAGCAGCTATATGAGGCATTGCTTTTGCTTTACCAGCACGATCATTTACTTCAATTGCTGCATTTACTACTTGACTAAAGTCATGTCCTGCCAAATGAGTAATAGAAACAGTCGCTGCAGTATTAATTGCATACTGTGATACTTTTTGGCTAGGTGTTTTTTCTACACTAACTTTCATTTTTCTTCGGGAATGTCTCCAAAATTTTACTGTTTATATTAAAACACTCTGTGTGTCCACCAAATTTATGACTAGGCTGAAACCTATCGTTTTCATACTCTTTATGAAGCGATTGCTCTACTTCCCACACTCTATAAAGAGTGCTTGTCCAAGTTCGTTGTATTCTTAAATCATAGCCTTTAAAACCATAAGAACGCTTAACGACATGACGCCAGTCTTTTCCAGCGGCAATACCTACCTTAATACATTCTCGTTCAAAGGTCTTTTTATTAACTAATACAACGCCGTATAAAACACCTTCTCGTTCCCTTTCTTCGGGACGAGTGCTAAAATATGTTTCGTTATATACTCCTGTCATGTTAGAAAATGATTTAGTAATCCTGAGGCTAGTATAAAGGAAGCTATAACATTAAGCACAATTAAAGCTCTATCTCTCCATATTACCGATACTACTAACCAGCCTAGACAACCTGTTAAAGATAACCACATATCCCAAATAGGATATTGCTGTGTAGTTCGTATCATCATAGCCGCTATGATAAATAAAGAAGCCAACCACTTTACATACCAATCAATAGTAAAAGTGGGGTGTTTTAATTTATACCATTTGCTCTTATTCATCGACCTTGCCTATGAGTTCCTCATAGTTCTTAGGGTCTGAGATACCTTTGCGAAATCTAGGTAAAAGCCAAGCAATAATGCTTACTTTTCTATTGATTTCTGCTTTTCGTTTTTCGTTTTCAACAGCTCGGTAAAGAGCTGCATGGATTGCTTGCGTTGGATCTTCCATCTTTTTTCTATTCCTTTAATGTCGCGTGTATGTTGCTTTGTTTCTTTCATACTCTATTAGTAAGTCTTCAAACCAGTCCTCATCTAATTCTACTGCACATCTAAACTCCTCTACATTAGGCACTTTCTCTCCTAGTGGTACTTTAGTTATAAATACCAAGTATGCGTTATGTAGTTGTTCTTCTAAATATAATAACATTAGTCTACTCGTTGTATTATTCGTGGAATTATTTCTCCACTTCTAATAAGTTCTACATCACAACCAATTTCTAATCCCATTTCTTCTATAAAACCTTTATTATGTAAGGTAGCTCTAGAAATGGTTGCACCATCTATATCAATAGGTTCAAGTAGGGCGGTTGGAGCAATGACTCCACTTTTCCCTACATTCCACTCTACATCAAGTAATTTTGTTACTACAGATCGTCCCCTCTTTTTAAGAGCATATGCTCCTCTAGGGTGGTGGCTTGTCCAGCCTAAGTTTTCGTAAGCAAGATAATTATCTACTCTAAAAACTATTCCATCTTGTAAATGTTCATCATAATTACCCATTGTAGCGGTATTAAACCAGTTATCTAAGAACTTCATGTCCTCTGTCCAAGCTATTCCAATATAAGGTCTTATAGAATGCACTATAAAAGTAAGATTTCTTCTTTTAAATTCAGCTACATCTTTAAGATTTAATGCTCCAGACGCATAATTTCTAGCGTTGGGCAACTCTTTTGGACAAACTACCTCTCCAGTAATTTGCTTAACTCCAGACATGAAGTCTTCTCCAAATTCTAAAAATGAAGGAACTAAATGCTTCATTTTATTACTAATATCGATTCCATACTTTCCATCTCCCCTAGTCAATGCTTGATTATATTTTCCATCTATATAAATGACGGACACACAAGCGCCGTCCAACTTGGGAGTTGTAACTACTGCGTTGTTTCCGTATGATGGGGGTGTATCTTCGCCTTCAAATACTTTTTGTAATGAGTATAGGGGGAAGGGGTGAGCGAAACGAGAATCCGTTTCGTGTCCGACTTCAAATTCTAAGTCAGTATTCTCTACTAACTTATCATAAACTGAGTCGGGAATTAAGGGTCTACCATTGTAGTAAGACATTCTACAGCGGTTTAGATATGTTTCTAAATCTCTATTCATATGTATATTATACAGAAATTTAAGTTCCTTGTCAAGAACTATTTTTAGAGTATGTGATTATAAATAGATTTCGTCTAGCTTGTCTTTGAAGTGTTCTTCCAGAATGTCTTTAACTTCTGAGATGGAGAGTATTTCGATCAATGCGTCAAAAAGGTTTCTACTGTTATCGAAATCTAGGGGTATAGCTATCCCTTCCTTGCTAGGCTTCCATTCCTCGTCAAAGTCTTGGTAATATTTTCGTATGTGTAAATATTCTGTGTCTCGAAAAGAACTTACAGTTAAATAGATTTTTATATGTTTATCTTCATTGTAATGTATTAGCTTTTCATATACAGCAGGGGCTTCATGAATTTCCATTTTTGTTCCTCAATATTGCTTGTAAAGGAACAATGGAAGTAACATTCTCTGGAATTAAGAGTCTATAAGAGTCCGTATCCCAACAGAATAGAAGTACCTGATGTTGATTAGGTCTAGCTCTATTACGCTTCGATTGTATATATCTGTTGTCAAAATCCATAGTACAGACATTATACTTTAATCTTCTAGAATTTTGACTTCTGTAGGTTATTATCGCATCACCACATTTCTTTACGTTATCTGTAAAGTCATCTTTCCTCATTTAGTTTCCTTGTGAGTTAGTATAATGTATTGTACCGTCTCAACATGGTATTATAAAACGAGGTTAAATCGTTAGGTTGCAAAAATTCTTGGGGGATATTGCTATCCCCCAAGCACAGGGGTAGTTATTTGTTTAGGTTTGTTACTATGTCCGCAAAGTAATTAGCTGCTTTCCCTGTTAGCCTACTAATTATTGACTCATCTGGCTCCATGCCAGCATCACTTAAAGCGTTCTTTAATGATTGCTGTGCGTCTGCGACAGAAACTCTGCCACCACCAGTTGATCCATTACTTGCCTTCGTAGCAGGTGTCTTTTTAACATAGATACCCGCCCTAGTTAAAATCATTCTGACTCCGTTTGGGCTCTCGCTTAACTTCTCAGCTACTTCTTTAACTATCTCCATACTTGTTTCTGGAGTGGGTTCTTCATCTAGGTATAATTGACATGCTAGGTTTTTCTTATCTTCTTCCCAAGGCACTCTTTTTCTCCTGTTTAATTGTTGTTGATAAAATCTATCGCCCATAATGATATTTCTTTTATACTTATATTATACTAAAAATGAAGGGCGTTGTCAAGAATTAAATTTTAGTATCTATACCCGAACCTCTTAATATCTTCATGATACAGCTGGGTAACTAAATTTAAACTCTTAACTGTATACCATCGTTTATAGTCCGTTGATATCCAGACTTTTTCTAAAAATGAGTTATTTGTAGGAACTCCTAATTTTTCTAGTTCTTCCCGCCAATCTTCAAGATGAACGATATGATCACAATCCTCATAAAGCGAAGTCTGTGTTTTAGGCTTTTCTTCTAATAGCCACTTGTCAAAACCAATCCAGTAATAACTAAACTTATATAGTGATACTACTCTTTCGTATGGATTTCTTACTATTCCTATTAACTTATTATCTGATTCCAGATACAAACTCTGATTCACGTTTTAATTCCCTTGCTAATTGTTTCATATCTTCTAGGACGTGATGGTTGTAAGTAATATCTCTAGCATCGAGTTTTTCTACTTTATCTAGTAAAGCTACCAGCTTGGTTGTACAATCTTTATTTGTGTGTAATCCTGTCATTTTATAAAATATTTTTTCAAAGCTACTAATTTGTCTTCTGCTTCGGCAATTCGATGCATCTGCGTATCTATTGCTCCAACGATATCTGGGTGCTCACCTATACCTGCTGGATTTCTTAAATACACTTCTACATTAGCTTTTCCTTCTGCTATTTCGCCTCTATACTTGGACTCTAGTGCTTCATATAATGCTTCTCTCATTTTTCCTCTTTTCTTTCTAGTGTTTGTACATAACTTATTATAAATTTCTCTCCAATGGAATCAAATAGTAGTGCGGGAACTAAGAAAGGCAATGAAATCGTTGCACCAAAGAACCATACTACAAAGCAAACCCAACGATACCTTAAGATAACACTTTTCTCATTTACGGCTTTAAGTAATGCCATAGACGGAAAGTAGAGCTTCCAATAGCTCATAACTACCCCAGATACATAAAATGCTATAAACCCTTTAAGGGTTAAGATTAACTCCATATTGTTCTAAATGCCTCAAACTTCCTAGATCATAAGCTAGAGCGCCGCTAGAGTAACCTGTGTTTTTAACCCAAGGAAATAATGTCTTTGACATATCTATTGGGTCTCTAACATGGATTCGATAGTAAGGACAACCATAATTTTTTTCGTAATCAAAATTATTTATGCCTGCCATTGTATCTTGCCATTCTAAAGTATACTCTCGTATTATTGTTGCGACTTTGTTTTCTCTAACAGCCCATACGACTTCACCCTCTTCAAAACTATACTCCACACATTCTTGGGGAAGCATAGCAGTTCTGTGTTTCATACAGGACAATTCTGATTTTGGTAGTTTTGGTGGAACTCCCACTCTCTCAATTATTGCTCTGCAGAACGCAGGAGAACGATACATTCTAGCGCTAATGTCAGAAATATTATGTCCATCTAAGTAATCTTCAATGACTTGTGTTATTTCTGCTCTGGTAGCTCCTTTACCTCTATTTTGAGATCTTCTTTTATCTCTGTATGAAGTAACTTCTAAATAATCGTCTATAATCTTCTGAAGACGGGTCGTGTTATACCTTATATTTAGAATTTCACAGGCGTCCTTTTTAGTGATAGGACTCTCTGCATTTAAAAGATCTATTACCTTTTGTATGTTTGCATCTGTTATATTTTCGTAATCTTTAGTTCTTATTGCCATTCTTTTTCATCAACAAACGGATCTAAATTGTAGTTAATGTGGTTACCGAGTAGCATAATAGCGTAGTGACATAGTTTAAGAACATCACTTACGTTTTCTCCGTCCTTTTTACCATATCGTTGTGCGTATTTAATTATATTTCCCAAGCAGAAGCTCTCGCCATGTCCAGCGTCGAATATGAACTCTGTAGATTGAATGTTCCCACTAGCGTAATGCTTTTCATAGGTAGTATCAATATATTTTCTCAATTCTTTGAGTGCTGCATCTTCATTGAAGATGTTTTTCTCTGCTTTGTAATCTTCTGTCATTTCTTTACTTGGTTTATAGTTTAAAGGTGGATTATAATTGTCTGGTAACCATTCCATAGGTTTTTTCTGTGGGGCATTACTTGTTGAGTTCGTCTATGACGTCTATTCCTCCTTCAAGTTTTGCCCGATACTCTCTTAATCGCAAAAGTTTGCCTTCTAAGACATCAATCTCAGCTTCAGTTTGAACTATTTGCTGTTCTAAATCTGTCTTTAAGGCTTTACTATGCGTAATAGTATCCTGAAGTTCATTAAGAACTCCTATTAATTTTTTATCGTTCGCCATGTAATCTGACCGAACGTAAAATAGTACCTGTTCCGTTCTTTTTACGGAGTCGAAGCTGTCTTTTCATATGAGTAAATACTTGAGCGTCATCAAATAGTTTTTGCACTTCTTCGTCAGAAGTACCTACCTTAACGACAATTCTTTTGCCGTCTTGCTCGTAAACTCTATGCTCACCATCTTCTTGTACTTTTATGTTAAATGTATCTGTTGCCATATTGTTTCTCTCAGGAGAGTACACTACCTTGATCCTTATTTCAGGTAGTTACCGCCACTATGTCCTTCCCCCAACATTCTATACTGATTGAATATACAGCTGTTTGACAGAGCTTGTATATCTGCTCTTATGGTTAGGTGTCGGGTTTCTACTTAGCTTATGGTTCACTCAGTAGTGTACTCAGTTCTCTTAAATCCCTTTAGACATATGTAGATAAGCATCTTTGCAATTTTCTAAAAGCAACCCACAGAGACATTTTTTATCCTGCGGTACTTCTCTACCAGTCCAATTCGATTTTCGTGTTTTTAACTTTTTCCCATTTTTCATACTTGTATTATATCAAAATTTTCGGGAGTTGTCAAGAACTATTTTTGGGTTTGTGTAAGTATTACTTACTATTGATCTTATCTTTAGCGGTTCCAGCGTATAGTCCAAACCATGCTGCACCTGCGCCTACTACTATGGAAATTAGTCCTGATTGTTCCAAGCTCGGTTCTGGTAATTCCATAAACCAAATTGTACAATAATACAATAAGTAAATATACACACTAAGGAATAGCCTCGGGAAAATTCTCCAAGCGTCAATCATGTTAGAAAACCATATCCATTTCTGCCACGGATTATCTGGTTCCCTTTCGTTTTCCATTTCCATGATTTTTGCTTTTAGTTCGCCGATTTCAGCTACCATAGCCATGAACTTATTGAGATCAATCTCTACTTCGTTCCTAGACATATCGCCTGAGAACTGTTCAGATGGTTGTGCCATCATATCTCTCCGATCCAGTCATACCATTTAGTTCTCTTATACTTTACATCAGTAAAATGATAACTGATTGATATTCTTGGGCTTAAAGTTGTCACTCTGTGATACAACTTTATAGGAAGATACAACAAATCTCCCTCACTTAAATCAATGTAGGTATTTTCTGTTGCTTCTCCCGGTTTACATTGGTGTTCAAATTCATTATAAATATGCCACCTTATTTTCCCTCTTACATGAAAAAGGAAGTTATCAGTAGAATCTGCATGAATTTGATAGTTATTAGAGTCCTTTTGATTGCTACAATAAATATTAGCACAACCACTTCCAAACTCTTTTTCTAATTCTTCACATTGATTCCACATAGTTTTGTTGAGATGTTCTGATAATGGAAGTATTATACTATTACCATTTTCCCATAAATCATATATCAATTGCTTACTAAATTTTTTCTTATGTGTCTTTTTAGTCCATTGATTGTTGTTTTCTGGATTTAATTTATTACCCTCAGGTAATACAACCGCACATTGCGGCATTCTATCCCAACCATTTAGATCCATACTGTTCAAATAGTTATCTAATTCTGTCCAACTAAAATGATCTTTGAATCTAGGATATGAACATCTTATAGCAAGGTGTTTTTTACCTTGATACTCATCATAAAACCTTTCTTTACCGATAGGGGATATTAAATCTTCAAAAGAAAATACACTCATGCCCACCACGCCACATGAACTCTTCTAAACCCTTTGGTTACTTCAGTTACTCCATGTAGCTCGCCCCATAATAAACAAGTTTCACCTATTTCCATAGGCATTATTTCAGGGACAATAAAATCTCCTGCATTAGCAGGTTTGCTTCCCATTGAATCAAATATAAAACGTTCATTAAAATGCTTTTTCTTAAAAGCCTTTAATACTATAAACTCTCCGCCTTCTAAGTCATCTGATTTATCTATAAGAGTTATTGCTGTCATCTTAGGAGGGCGGTCAGCATGAAATCTTGCAAAAGAGTCAGGTATATAGTCTAAGTAGTAATTAGTTATTACTTCTTTATATCCTGCAACGGGCTTATCAACAACAATTTCATGTTTAGGATCGGGTCTCCTTCCTATCATATGAAATAAGTTATTTAATCTTTTTATACTATACGGAAATAAATCATCAAATTCTTCTTTGAATAAATCAATTTCTTCTTTTGTATAGACTGTCTCTACTCTAGCAGCCATTTGGTTTTTCTCCTCTATTTTCTATCATAGACACTTCTCTGTTTAGTTCCCACATAACTTTTAAAATATCTTCTCTCGGTAGTATTCCTTTCGCCCAAGGACTATACTTAGGGTGCCAAGGTTGTGTACTCATACCTGTAAAATGTAAATGCCATATTTCTTCTAAAGGAAACTCAGGTTGTTGTTTAGTAGCTTCTGAATATTTATCTCTACCTTTCAAGCTCTTGATAATATAAGAAGTGTTCCTTCCATCGAAAGCATTCCACCTAGGGTTTAATTCTTTTATCAGTTCCTTTCCTTTACTTCTATCTGGACACCCTAGTCTATCAAATACATCTCTTTTAAATCCAAATTTTGCATTTTTTATAGAATCTATACTTCCTATAAAGTCTCCAAACTTTTTACAGTCTATTACCATAACACTATCACAATAAAAACCCCGTTCATGAGGAGTATCTCGCCACTTTGATCCGTTCCACATTAAAGCGTCCCATACCATACTTACTATTTTGCCGTCTAAGCCTTCTTCGTAAAGCTCAGCAATATCTCTAAAGTTTATTTGATCGCAATCCATATAGATTGCCTTACCTTTATAGTTCATTAAATGAGGAATTGCATATCTATAATTAGTAAAAGGAGTTCCCCACCCATCTTTGTTCCACTTAGGAAAATATTTAGGTCTAAGCCAATAGATATCTAACTTCTCTTTTGTATTCTTTAGTAAACTATATGCTAAGATTCTTTCAATCCAAGCGTCCTCATAATTACTAGTTCCTATAAAAATTGGTATCATTTTGTATCTGTCTCCACATAAAAATATAGTGTATCTTTTTTAGGGTATAATATAGAAGTCCATCTATTTCCTACTGAATAACAGTCTCCTTTTCTAGCTTTATGCCTTCGAAGGTGTGAATAAGCTGACTCTGGCTGCCCATAAGGAATTATATCATAATCATTTTGTGGGTGGCTCATATGTTTCACAGCGTCACTCATACCTCTACTTACTAGAACTATATCCGCACTTGCTTTCATCATAAAGTAATAGTGCATTCTTCCTTCAGTATGTATAGGCACAGAAAAAGAACTATCAGTATGTTTTACTAAGTTTATTCTATGTATTTTCTTAGGTTCTGGTACTTCTACTAATCTTCTAATTTCATCGAAAATATATACTCTTTGTTCTCTCCATTTAGGAAAAGAAGTGTTATATGTTGCTATTCCATTAGGAGTATCTAAATCATATAATTGATAAGAGTCTGCTCTAGGAGACCGCCAGTCATTCTGTGCTGGCATATAATATAGAATGTCATCACTTAATTCTTTAAATAAATTATAATTAAACTTCATTATTAGTTATTCTTCCTTCATCTAATACTAAATGAACTGTATATGCCCATTGGACACTTTCTACTAGCATAGAAGAAATAGCAATATAACCTAGCTCTTTAGCTATTTGTATTCTCTGATTTCCATTGTATGCTAACAAATCTTTATTTTCGTTTCTAGGTACTACAAAATCCTTACGGACTTGTCTTATAGCCATATCATAGTTGGTTTGTGTATTGCGAATAAGTATGATAGGGGTTTTCATACTCTTATCAGACGAAATCACATCGAATAGGTACTTATACCCAGATAATGATTGTCTTTGGTTGACAGGACAAAAGATGTCCTCAATATCAACTGGCACGGCATTATACTCATGCCAAACTAACCCCTCATTACTCTCCACTAAAAAGGCTTCAACTTGGTTTTTCTGGCTTTTTAATATCATTTTCCAACTTGTTTAATCTATTCTCCAATTCTTCACACCAATCTTCTAATTCTTCAAATCGTGCTTGTACTGCAGGGTGGTTATCAAACCAATCGGACTCTTTTATTAAAGTCCTTCTCATCTTGAGTAGTTTAATTGTTTTTAACACTAGTAGTGTTGTATAAAATTAAGTGCTTCTTTATACCTAGCTTGGTATCTTGTAGGTATTGATACATCAATAACTACTCTGGGGGTTCGACCTGTATTCCTATCTGCAAACCATGTCTCTCCCTGTTCATCAAAAGTATTTGTTATACAAGTCCAATTTTTAGAACCTGCAATATTCTTTTGATCTGGGATATAAGTATATCTTCCGTCTGCTACGCCTCTGCTAAAGCCGTCTCCACTATTCCAAATGAAACGGAAAGAATGTCTTGGTTTGTTTTTAGAATTACTCCAACCTTGAAAACCTGCGTATGCGGGTTGCACACCAATGGTATCGTAATACCAATTACGGTTTTCTGCGCCGGGAATCCATTGTCTAAATCCCCTAATAAAGTTAGTTCTAAACATTTGATACGGACCTTTTATTAAAGGTTTCCATGTCTTTAGCTTTTGCATATTATCCATACTAGCTCCTACATAAGATTTCTCCCATATATAGTTTCTGGACTCCATGTTATACTCTTTAGGTAACCCTACAAAATCACTGTCTGCTTTATGTTTTTCTAAAGTAGCAAATGTTAGGTCAGGAAAATCCCTCCCTACATCATTAAAGGTGTAAGGTCTTTTTAATATAAACCTTGATAATTTATCTAATTCTCTTAAAAGTGTTAAATTTTTAATCGGTATTGCTTTCATTTTTATCTCTTGGGAATATTCCTACTGTTGGACGTTTACTTTCTCCATCTGCCTTCGATTCCTTTTTAGGTTCTTGGGGCATTGTAACTGTCCTATAATAGACTACTACCTCTTTGAGTTCACGAATATATCGTTTTAACTCCTGCATATTATATGCCATTAATTCATAATCAGGGACTGACATGGCAAAAAATACTACTTGTCCCTGTTCTTTTTCTACTCTGGCTAAGAATTCTTCTATATTTTTCTCGGATACTACATACCAATACGGGTCTTTTAAGTCTATCTCACGAGGCATGACAGGTTGCATAATCTGTCTTTCCACAGCTTTAGTTGTTATACTAACCTCTTTCTTGCTAGGGAACAGGCTGCAACTCGACAACATTATCGTCGAGATCGTCAATATGGCGACTATCTTCTTCGATTCCATCAAATACCTCCTTGGTAGCTTTATTAGCTTTTGGTTCTATTAATCCTGGCTTTGCAGCCGCTAGTTTTGACAAGTTGTGCCTTTTGAATATATCTAAGTAGCGATTCATTTCGTTCTGAATCTCTTGGCTCTTAGATTGTATATTCATTAGGGCACTTCCCTGTAATTCAAAGTCATTCTGTAGTTGTTCTAAGGCTTCTTCTTGTGCTGCGTGTTTTAATTCATACGCCATGTTTTCTGCCTTTAAATTTGTGTTCTCTATCCACAGGAAATAACCAGTTATTCCCATGACTAGAATTATTCCTACAAAAAGTTGATTCATATTTTACTCCTAGAGAGTTGTAATTAAACAAGCTACCATTAATATGATAGTAAAAGTAAGCACATTTAAGGCTCTTTCTTCTTGTCTTTTTGCTCTCTTTCTTCTCTTGTAGTCGTTTGGCCCGAGTCTTGCCCTACGACGTTCGTTTATGTTCTTCATTAAAGTTCTTCAAGTCTTGTATTTATTCCTGAAGGTGAACGGATTTCAACGATTCCATCATCAGTTTTGAACTTTAGATAGTTTGGTTTTTCTATCATCATTTTTTTGACTTCATACTCTCTATCATCATCGTTTTCCCACTCTTTATCGTAGGAGACTGTTAGTTTGTATCGTGGAAATAATTTATAATATAACCACTCATAAAGCCATAAGATACCCTTCTTAAGCCATTTCCATAAAAATTTACAAAAACGCAGGGGCATTGTTTTAGTCCAAGTATATGCTCTACTAAAAAAGATAATAGTATACCACTTAATTTTCATAAATGTATTACTAAAAAATGCTTTTAATTTTGCCACGCTTGTCCTTCAAATAATAATGCTTCCGCTTCTCTTCTTTTAACTAATCCTTCTAGAACTTTACCGCCTGCTTTGTTCCACCTTTTAATTTCGGTGGGTACAGCACTATAGTCTCCACTATTTAGTTTCCTCAATAGTGTACTGTTTTTAAAGTTAGTCGGTCCGAGGTTGTATATCCACACAACTAGGGCATCAAACTGTTCTTGATTAAGTTCTACTGTGACCATGTTTTCCACATAGCTTTCATACTCCTCTAACTCGGTCAAAAGCATACTATCTGCTTCGTCTTGAGTTATCGTCATACCTTTATACACGCCTTTTGTGTGTCCGTAGCCTATTGTCCAAACGCCTACGCTATCTTGATATGCGACTGTCTTGCAGCCCTCAAAATACTTTAATAAATGCGTTCCTGTATTGCTAAGTTGCATATAAATACTCCAAATTAGACCTGTTATTAAAAGCGAAATGATTATCCATTTAATTTTCATACTTTACCTGTTAAGTAGAATAGACTAATGAGACGGCAGCTCGAGAACTACCGCCCCAAAAAAAATTTTTTATTGAATTTCTAAAACTGTTTTGTTGCCTGCAGTCTGAGTCATTTCAATGTCGAGCATTCCGTTTTCCAACTTCACACTCTTGACCTCTAAATCTGAGTTAAGAACAAATCGTCTATCAAAAGACTTTTGGCTTAATCCCTGATGGAGATAGCTATCTTCACCTTTGTTTGATTTTGAACCAGAAATTCTGAGTTCGTTATCTTTAAGGACTACTTCTAGTTCCTTTTTACTCCAGCCGGGAACCGCTATTTCTAGCTTGAACCCTGTGTCATTATCTACTAAGTTATATCTTGGGTAGGATTGCGAGTGAGGCATATTATCAAACCAACTAGGGTTGTGTCCTAACCAAAAATTTCTAAATAGTTCTCTACTAATTGTATCAACCATTGTTTTCTCCTTTAATTCACTTTCGTTAAATTAATGCTAATCCTTGCGGTATTAGCTAGTTATTAAGTATGCAAACCCATTTCGCACACTTATCTAAATTATATCAAAAATTGGACTGCTTGTCAAGAACTATTTTCAATCATCTAGGTCGATGAAACCTTCTTCATTCAAGTAATCCAAGGTTATTGAAATCCCTTTATATTTTCCCCAGCTATAACCGAGTCCTATCGAACAGATACAAATGGTTATGGCTTGTAATAATAAAATATCGTCTTGTGATAACATCATGTGTTTTCCCTCATAAATTGTGTATATTCAAGGATTAACTCACCCTTGCCTATACTTGGATTACCTGCAGTATCTTTTGCTCGTTCCTGCAGTCTTGATTGTATTTCAGAAAATACCGCCTGAGCGTGTTTCATGTCATTCTCTACTTTTATAAAGTAATTGGAAGCTGCTGCATAATTATTATGCGGATTTATTTTACCTGCGTTGCCTCCTACTCTACGGATAGAGAAGTCTGCTTCTTCTTTAGAAACAAAACTAAAATCTGAATGAGTTGTTGGAAGTTGAATTTTTGTTCGTTTTTCCACTCTATATTCCCATATCTGAAATACGCACGGAACAGCATAAGGTTTGCCTTCTAATGTAAATGAGTTTTTATTTAAAATACACTCCTCTAATAACCAGAAGTTCAAATCTAAACTGTTCGTTATACTACTCTTTCTAAAGGTTCTGGGTAGGATAAATCCAATTATGCCCTTGCCTTTAGCTGCGTGATTAAAAAATTTCTTGGCTAATGATGAGTTCCTTCCGAATGGTGGGTTTCCTAAGTAGAATTTATACTGACTACTATCCCACTTTAGAAAATCTTGTTTTATAATGCCAGGCACGTTGGGTTCGGGATACAAGTCTAGCATTATATCTACATATAAGCCAAAAGCTCCCGCTCCAGCGGAAGGCTCGACTACTGTTTCCACTCCTACTCTAACATATTTAGAATACATTAGACCACAGAACTCCACTACATCTGAATTAGTATAAAATTTATCTGCGTCTTTACTATCCAAACTGAACTCCGACTAGTTTTTCATACTTTTCACTTTGAACTAAATCTCCGAATAAGAACTTTAAACAAGTGTTATTGAAAGTGCATTGCATTCTGCGTTGATAACCACTATCCACTTTAGGGGCAGGGGTTATCTTACCAAATAAATGTTTCCATTCAGTTTTCCATTCTTGAGCAGTTGCTCTACATTCAGCGTGTTCTCCTACTGGAAAAGTGCTGAGACTTATCAGATCACATACTGCGTATACTTCTTCTGTTGGTAGTTTTCCCATTACTTGTTTGCATCTTTCAGGAGTAAACTCAAGTTCATATACTGCCGTGCAGTTCTTGCCCTCATGTCTACCTAATACCATATACCAAGATTCTCCTGTCTCTATAGTATTAACACAATGTTCCCAAATTCGTTTGAAACTACCGCAGTCTACACTACCGCCGTTTCTAATAAATTTTACTGATATAGGCATTTCGTTATGCACTATATCAAACTTAGCGGTGTATCCGCGATCTTCTTCGCCTAATACTTTTTTAACCGCATCTTCAAAATTAAAGCCATGATACTGTCTTTCCATTTTCTTTCCTAATTTTTAATATACATATATTATACCAATTTTCAAGAGCCAAGTCAAGATTTAATTACACCTTACCTAAAAATATTCCTTGACTTTAATGTCTAATTTTAGTATAATAACTATATGGGTAAATCTTGGACAGACAAAGAAAACGCTATTTTAAGAGAGCATTACAACTCTTTACCAATTAGCGAGATTGAAATACTACTTAGCAGAACAGCTGAGCAGATTCGCTCGCATGTCTATTATCTAAGACGCAAAGGGTTCAGATTTAATAGAAGGACTGATGCCTAAAGTATATTGCAAAAATATGAACTTCGACAAAGCGCTGCGCATCTTCCGTAGAAAAGTGGATAAGTCAGGCGTTCTTCTAGAGGTAAGAAAAAAGCAATATTATGAGAAACCCGCCCAGAAAAAACAAAGAAAACTCAATGCCGCCAAGCGTCGTCAAGAGAAGATAACTGAAGCAGAAAAGAGATATATGAAGCGAAGACCTAATCATTGGTATTAAATCGTTGGTCACATTGTCACCACAGAGACTACCAACACACAAAATCATTATCGTTATCCAAAAAATAATTTATTTTTTCGTTTCAAAAACTAATTCCAACCCAGACGCAAACACCCCTCAGAAAAATGGTTCTTGCTTTATGATAAAAAGTATGGTATAATATTACTATAATTCAAAAGCTAACCAACACAAACCACCAACCACTCCTTAATCTCCTAATCACAGAACTGATAAATGGAGAATCAGAGGAGCGTCAGCGGGGGAGATTCGACTATCTAATCTGTTGGTTTTGGAGATAATTAAAGGAGTACTTGTGTAAACACTTTATACTCAAAGAATCAAACAACCCCGCTAAACAAACAATTATAACTTTTAACTAAATTGCTACAACCTTGCATAAAATTTGCTGAACTTGTCCCAATTGAAAAAATATATTAATAAAAAACCCCACATAAAGTAGGGTAATTTATCACATAAAGGATTTAATTTCTACTATTTAAAGTAA